GATCTTTGTCGTGTTGTATGTGTTGTTCTATTGTTTTCATATTGTACCTCTTTGATACAGAACTATTTATCTTAAAACTGAGTCCTTCATCAATTCTAAGTCTGTTCTCATTTTATCTTGAGTCATTGAATGTGTCAAGTTCTTTATCAGGTAACGCCCACTATACTTACGATCTATATTTGTACTTCTTCCATATCCACCTCCAGACTTAGCGATACTAGGGATTATAATGTCAATACCAGAACCAGGATATAAGTCTAAATTACCAGGTATAGTAATTTTAAGGTTAATATGATTGAGTGTTGCTTTCCGTATGTACCTATATGCTTGTAGTTCTGCAAGTTGCTCATAAGACGCTTGAGGATTATTCTGAAACTTAGGGTCGAATGATTGATTAGGCAAACCACAGTATCTAATTCTTTTTGGTTTGTACATATGATCTTTAACATTAGTATCCATATTAACCAATGGATTTACAGATTTACCTGCGTTTAGATGTGCCATTCTTGGCCAGATATCTTCAAGACTATAATTATATGCTGTGCTTGACATATCTTTACTCAATCCCATCTTAGATGATGTAATTGATACAGGATCAAATCCAACACTATAACCAGAATATATCCCATGTCTCAAGTTTGCCATAGTTGTTGCCTCATCAGGAAATACAACTGAGTCAATCAAGAACTGATTATCAATAGGACTTTCTGTATTTTTTATATCATGAACATATTGATACATCTTTGCTTGTCCTGTGATAGGACTTGTCTCAAAGTTTTCTCTTTGTTTTTCTATATCCTCGATCATTTTATCATATGATTTTGCATGAAATCCCAAAGAGTTTTCAAAGAATACAAAACCATTCTGTAAACTACCACCTTTTTGTGACTTACGAATAGTTCTTAACAAGACCCAAGGTATAACATCAAATGGTCTCCAATTAGGTGCAATAAATGAATGTTCATTTAGTGTATCCTCAGTAAAAAGTCTTTTTGAAGATCCAAGATAATTTTTATCTTTTACTAATGTCTCAATAATATTTTCTGCTTTTGCATTATTATTAAATATAACCTCTGAATTACCAAACACATTGACAGATTCATTCTTCATAAACTCATCACTATAACATTTAATAAAATATACTTCATTGGTTTGTCCTGCTCTTATCCTATCATATATCCCATATGACCTAAAGTAATATGTTCTATCTACTGGAAAACTTTGTATTTCTAACTTGAATACCTCTGTGCCTGTTAATGCACCCATCAAACCTGCAGCATCTTCAAATATAAACTGAGCTTCCATTGTATGCAATTCTATAGACTCATATATCTCCCAACCTCTACAAAAAGTTATTAGATCAAATGCACCTTCTTTGTTCTGTAATCTTTCACCATCTCTATACATGCTAAGACGATACTGTGCCTCACCAGGTCTGGATATTTGTATAGAACTTTTTCTTATTGTACTTGGCATAATTTAAGCGACCGCAGATTGATTTTGATTTTGTTGTCTTTTTTGTTGTTGTTGGTTTTTTATTTTTGCCATCATACTTTGAGCATTTTTCTGCATCTGCATAACCTTTTGGTTTTCTGATTGCACCAAAGCTTGAACTGAACTATTGTGTGCTTGAACTGATGCAAGTGCTGTTTGAATAGTTGCTTGAATCTTTTCATGCATAGCGTTAGTAGCATGAACTCTCTCCTTTGCTGCTTTATTATTGTAGTAATCTCTTTGTTTATCATCAGAGCTAGTGTTTGATCCTGCACCACTCGCTGTACTTACAGGAGATTGAGTCTTAGGTGCTTTAGATATTAAACTTTCACCATCTTTTTTGCTAGTTGAAAATGCTGTGCCTCTTCTCTGTGATTGATTATCTTTTTTCTGTGTAGCCTCACTATCAGTGATGCCCATATTTTTCTTAGCATAGAAATCTGTGGCAGACTTACCATCATCTTTGGTAAACATACTATTACCAATCTTGAATGTATCTGAGAAAGAGAAATCATCATCATTATTAAATAAAGGTGTTTTTGTAAACATGTCACCATCAATCAAATTAAGATAATTTGTTGCTTGGTCTTCATTAGCACCTTTTTTATATAAGAAGTTAGTTAGTCCCTCATTATCTTGTGCTAATGTAAAAGCATCAAAACCTATCTTTGAATCACTCTTTGTCATAAAAGCATCACTAATTTTATTATCCTCTCCTTTTTTAAGTAAATCCATAAAGAAATTGCCACCAAAATCAGATTTTTTAGCACCCGCATCTGCTGCTTCTGCTTGATTCATTACCTTTCTAATGTTTAATGCAGTATTACCTACAGATCCATCGCCACCTTCTAGTGCCTTCTTCATTATAGATCTTTGACTATTTGCTACTGCCTGTTGTGAACCTACACCAGTATCCTCAGGTGTTTTAGGAGCAACTCCAACACCAATAGAATCTGGATATCCATATTTACTAGGTCCTTTCTTCTCCTTCTGACCTGCAAACCACATACCCCACTTATCGTATATAACTTGTACAATCTTAAATGTATCAATCTGACCTCTTAAGAAGTCAGCAAGGTTTCTTAATCTTGCACCATAATCACCTGATCTATAGTCAGCAATGTTTAATCCCAATCCTTGAGAGTGGAAAGGTCCTCCACCTACAGGTTGTCTTCCACCAGGATCATATCCTTTTTCATTTGCAGCATTTTCTTTTGAGAATTTATTATTTTTAAAATTAGGATGACCATATACTGTCATTCCTCTACTCAACATTTGTCTACCAAGGATCTTAGCAGCTTTTATACCTCCATCTGGATCAGTGACACCCATTCCACCAGAGTAACCAGGATGATTAGCAGCATCTGCGATACGACCTGTACCTGCCTGTGCTCCCATGCCACTTATCATTTCCCCAATACTACCTGCAGTTCCATTGAAGTATGAGTTCATGAAACTACCAACAGTAGCTCCTGTCTTACCACCGATTAAATCTGCTATTGTACCACCAAAGTTTCCTGCAATATCTCTAAATTTAGATGCCCAGTTTCCGTCTCCTTTTAATATGTCACCTATTCCCATTGCAGTATTGATCCAACCACCTGCCTTAGATCCACCTAAGAAATTACCTGCAACACCACCGATACCTTTTATAATATCCCAACCAGTTGCCTTACCACCTTCTCCACTACCACCACCTTGGAATATACCCATGATATTACCAATAGCACTACCAGCTTGCTCATTACCAAACATTCTACCTATCATGGCAGCACCACTGGTTTGACCATCACCTTTAGTCAAGAAGTTTCCGATCTGACCCCATAAACCAGGTTTCTTACTTGGTGATTGAGTCTGTCCTCCTACTGGTTTACCATCCCATGCACTTGGCCAGCCTTTACCATGTGTACCTAATCCAAATCCACCGTCTCTACCTGTTCCAGTGTTTGCTTGACTACCACCACCAAATAAGGAGCTACCGCCACCCCAAGTTCTACCTTTTAATAAATTACCTGCACCCTTAAACAAACCACCTAAGAACATCTCAGGAACATTTGGCATACCCATACCTGCAGCTGCAACTTTATTATAATCTGTCAAATATGGGTTTGCTCTTGTTGCAGCGTTATTAATAGGTATTACATATCCACCACCTTTTTTATCACTTACAACCTGCTCAGTACCATGACCAATGAATGATGTAGTTTTACCTCCGTCCATTGAAACTGGATATCCAGTCTCGGGACCTCTAATCGTACCACCATATTTACTGAGAGTTCTTCCTGTATTATATTGTTTACCAATAGGTCCTCCAAACTTCCTTTCTGGTACATCCTCCGTCTGTAGTCCTTCCTCTCCTTCTGCTGCCTCAGCATCGCCACCCATCACCATAGAACCTACAGTGACCAGACCACCAACTACTGCTGCACCTTTCAGTATTCCTGGTCCTCTACTTAAAAATTTTGTACCTGCAACTCCTTTTCCATATTTAAGTGATTTTAAACCTCTTCTTGCTCTTAGGGCATTTCTAAAATTAAACAATGCCATATTAAAACCTTTGAAGATCATACCGATCTCCTTCATAGTTTTACCTATTCTAAGAGGATTTAACCATTTAAGTCCTACAATTATAGCACCAAATGCTACTATACCCTTGGCAAACGCAAGTATTCTTTGCCAAGTACTCATATTTTCACCACCCTTCAATGCTTTTGCAAGACTATTGATACCTGTAACAAAAGCACTAGCAATAAACGAACTAATTGCCTTGAATACTCCATATATTATTTTAAACGTATTTACTATCGTTTTTTGATTTTTCTCATCTGCCAACCATTTCAACACAGGTATTCCAATCAACATTTTGAAGAGAGCACCAAGCATCTGCAACAAACCTTTTAAGAAATTAGGTGCTTTAAATGCTTCTAATAATTTTCCTACAAATGTAAATTTTTGTTTTTTGACTTCTGTATATTCTGGTTCAAATTCTGTTGCTTTCTTTGCTAATGCTTTTGCACGTGCTATTTCTATCGCTTCTATCTTAACAAGACTCGCTGATATACCATTAACTACTCCACCAAGTTGGTTTATTGCTTCAACTTGTTTTGTTTGTATACCTACAGTTGCCTTTTCTTGTTTCTTTGCATCACTAGCCGCAGCTATCCCTGTTGTAGAGACAAACTTATAAAGGTTAATTTTGGTTGGTGAAACGTTCATAATTAATATTTATTGCCCTCCGACAGGAACTGCTTTACTAATAGGAGTTAATTTCTCAATAATCATAGGCATAGGAATAAACTCTAACTGAGATTGCATCGCATATGCTTTTGACATCGAATTTGATTTTTTATCTAAATGATTACTACGTGAGTTTGTACCTCTATTAGTAAATATACCCAATGCCTCAGGTTTAACACCTAACTCAGGTGCCATACCTCGAATACCCTCCATAATAGCATTAGGTCCACCACCTGATATCATACCAGTCACTGTCTTAAATATACCACCAAATCCCATTCTCTCTGCTACATCACCAAACAAACTCAATGGAGAGAATCCTCCACCTTCTACACCTGTCACTCCAAATGATCCTAATATACCACCTAAACCAGGTATTCCACTTATAATACCTCCTATCGAAGGGAATTTATTCATAAATCCACCAATACCACCTAAGAAATCTTGGAAACCTTGAGGTAAGAAACTGGTAAGACTACCTAATGCACCAGATACACCACCAGTCATAAATCCACCTATTGCTTTTCCTATAGGATTATTGCTCATAAACGAACCAAAGGCAGAATCTGCACCAAAGGTGCCTGGGAAGAATCCACCTAATGCACCCATAGCAGGTGCTATAGCACCCATAATGTTACCAGATGCAACTGCAGACACTGCCTGAGCTGCTTGCATAAATGGCATAATCGGTGCCAACGCAGGGATAAATGGTGCTGCTACACTCAAGATAGGCATAGCAACTGAGGCAACACTACTAACAACTTTACCTACCGTGCTAACAACACTACTAACTACCTTAGTAACACCTTTAAATATACTCTTAACAAATCCAAAGAGATATTGTGGTACATGTCCACCTTCTTCAAATCCAAACTTCCACCAAGGTTTTTTCTTCGCAGAATGACCAGTAGAGTGTCTACTTACTACATCGGTAGATTTAGAACCTATACCAAAACTTCCATCTGGCACTGTATCAAGTGCTGATTTAGGTTGATCTTTTGACGAACCAACAGAGTGTCTTGATATTATATCAGTAGATTTAGAACCTATACCAAAGGCTCCATCTGGCATTGTATCACCATATCTGTCATTATCAGATTCTACACCTAAGTACTTGTTCATAGGTATAAAAGGCATTGTCTCATAGGACAATCCTCTATCTTTTATAGTTGATAGGGGATTATGTTTCTTACCAAATTTTCTTTCATATGGACTTAACCTCTTTTTCTTAATGCCAAAAGCACCTTCGGGCATTGTATCACCATATCTTTCATTGTCAGATTCTACACCTTTATAATCTTCAGCAGGTACAAAAGGCATTGTATCATAACTCTGTCCTTCTTTCGGAGAAGGTTTGAGTTTCTTTGTTCCTGATGTACTATCACCTGCCTCTTTTTCCTCTTTACTTGCAGCACCAACCATTGCCTGACCTTCGGTCTTTTCTCCTTCAGAAACAGGATCAGATTTAAAGAATGATTTGTGAAGTAATGGTAGAGTATTCTTGAATCCAAACCCTTCCATCATCCAAGCAACGTTGGGGATCTCTTTACCCATTAAGAATCCTATAGGACCTAGCATTGCTTTTATAGCAATTTTAGCACCACCATATATCTTCTCTCTCAATCCAAAACCGAGAGGTGGTATCCAATTAGGAGGATCTTTAGGAAAATCTGGTATTTTTATCTTTGGTATACCTTTATAGAATTTTGCTACTCTCTCCTTCATCCAATTGAAGATATTACCGACTTGTCCTATAAATGCAGCTGCATCTTCTTTTAATTTTTTACCAGCTGCTTTCCAGTTTTGAGTTCCACCTTCTCCACCTTGGAATCCGAGATATAGTAAATTACCCACATATTCACCAAGCATTAAACCAATCCAACTACCAATACCTGGTAATAGGAATGATCCTAATGCACCACCGACACCTGCACCTGCAGTTTTAAATATAGTTGCTCCCCAAGGATCTCCCTGTAATCTTGAAAATACTGCTGTTAGTATAGTTCCAAAAATAGGTATTTTTCCAAAAGTATTTTGAAATGCTTTACCAAGAAGTTTTACATTATTTTTTCCAAGGAATTTTAATGCACCACGACCAAAAGTTCTTTTCATTCCATACTTAGTAGCAATACCTGTTTTTGCTCCTGTAGGACTTAAACCTGATGTCGTAGGTTGAACTTTAGGTTTAAATAAATTTGGTCTTTGACGTTGTAATCTCTTGACTTTTTTTAATGCCTCTACATGACTATCACCTTGTGCTCTAAATTTATCATATGCAGTTCTACCATTTTTTCCAAATTGTTTCGTAAGTAGATCTTTTCTTTGATTTAATCTAGTATTTTTAAGTTTATTTTTATTTGGAGAAGTTCTACCTTTATTATCTTTTCCTTTAGTTTTATCTTTTTGAGTTTTGTCACGATAAAAATCCATTCCCAAAAGACTGAGAATAGCATCCATAGTCCCAAATGGATTTAATAATACAGTTAAACCTGCTAAACCTAGCACGAGTTTACCTAATCCTTGTAATTTTTCTACAAAAGTCCTTCCATTTATTAATTGATTAAAAGGTTTAGCTATACCATCAACTACTAATCTTTTTCCCCATTTAAGAAATGTCTCAAAGACATATTTAAAATTTTCTACAAATTCTTTTCTTCTTTCCTGTGCAGCTTTATCATTAAACCATGCTTCTAAATTTTTTAACTCTGTTAATGCAAACAGTTTTAATAAGAAAGCGATAATAGATGTTAATACCCTCTGGAAACCACCTAAAAGTGTATCTTTTAATTTACTACCAAATTTACCTTTTGTACTATTTGCGTCTTTTGCCTGTTTTTCAAGATCCTTACCATCCAGTAATTTTTGACTTTCTATCTCTTCTTCTCTAAGTCTATCTTGCTCTCTTTTCTTTCTTCTACGTTCTGCTATTTCTACAAGTTTTTCGTTATCTGCACTTGCTTTATAAATTTTTTCAAGATTATTAACAGTTTTTGCAATTCCAGATACTGAACCACCTAGTCTATTAGTTGCCAAAAGTGTTGCACGAGCTGCTTCATTCGAGGCAGTTGCTGTCGAGGCAGCACTACCTGGATTAATGAACTTGTACATTGAAATTTTAGCCACTCTTAGCCTGTTGATCCTTCATTCGTTGATTCTCTTCTTCGAGAAATTGTACTAACAAATTCATGTAGATCTCTTTTTCCCAAGGCAGCAAATTTTCGATATGCTCAATTTGCCACTTATGATGATGAATTAATGCAAAATTAGTTTCGTAATAACCTTGCAAATCAGCGTGCATCAGGGCTATGCGAAAAAAGCCGCTAGTCCTTCAAGTTTTACTTCACTTTCAACACCTGTGTTAGGATTATTCACTTTTAATACATGCTGTAGTTTTGGCATACTCTCAAAGAAATCTTGCACTTTCTTAAACTGATCAGAAGTCATTTGATCTAGAAATGCCGAAAGTTCTTCTTTTGGTAAGTCTTTACAATCATATACCTGTTCTGTATCTGCAATAGATTCGATACATCCAGCTGCCATCTTAAAGACTTGATCGACTCCACCTTCATTGTCTTGAAAGTTCATTTCAACAAAAACATCCAAACTTGGATATTTCATAGTAAGAACGATTTGATCAGATAATTTAATTTCCTTTTTATGACCTTTAGTCTTGTGAATTTTAATTTGGTCTAAAGGAATAGAAACAGGAACTTGTGTTTGACCATCATCAGGACATGTCACCTGTACTTCTACAGATTCACCAACAGACTTGGTTCTAATCTGTAAGAAAACATATTCAATATCAAAGGTTGATAAATGTTCAACATCCTTAATATCGGTGCATGCTTTAATAATATTCTTAATAGCAGTGATTAATTCTGCTTGTTCACCAGTTTCAGTTGCAATTAATAGAATCTTCTCTTCTTTTACAAGAAAAGGTCTATAATTCACCACTCTGTTATCAGAAGGAAGTTTAAGTTTAAACTTCGGAGTATTTAATACGGGAAGTGCCATAATAATATATTTTCAGTTGTAATTATTTAGTTGAAAACCCTAAAGGGTCATTTTTTGGGACGAATTTTTTTCGGGGTATTTTGGGAATAAAAGTCCAAATTATATATGCGACCTACCAGTAATTGTCATTATTCATAGGTCCTTTACTAAATCCAAATCCATTTGCATCTCCTGTTGATACATGTGCACCATGTTGATTCAACTGTACGTTGTTTCTTAATGCAGGATCATCAACAATAAATTCTTTGTTGTTACCGCCATTATAAAGTGGTTTAGCATAGAATCTATATCTTTCAAAGTTAAATGATACAGTCAATGTCATAATTCTTGCTTCATTATTGTTCAACTGCACTGATCCAATATTAGTTGGGTATACATTTCTTAACTCCCACATACCATGACAACCGTAATATTTTGCTTGGTTTGCAATGGCATCTAGAGCTGATTGTTTAATTGCAGGATCACTTTTTAGGTAATTTAAAAGATTATTGTCCGCTATGGTGCTAGTACTAGCACCAAATATACCAGTACCATTAAGAATACCAGCTATTTTTTTCACAGTGTCATTTTTGTTCAGGAAATTTTCAACTTTAGGACCACCGCCTCTCTCAAATTTGTATATTCTTACTCTTGGGCAGCAATACATGTTGTAAAAGTGTGTATATTGATTAGCATCATTGTTCATCAATGAAACCCATCTTTCAAATATTACCCTAGTCCTTTGAGTTTTTGGCATTTTAAATGTCATATTGATCTGACTAAATGCATTACCAGTGGTATATTTGTATGCAGATCCTACATTCATGACTTGAGCTGTAGTCACTTGTTTACTAGGTAAAGTTACACTATCAACATAGTAATCTAACAATAATCTGTCATCACCCTTCTCCAACTTATCAGTAAGCATAGGAGGACTAGCAAATTGCACTGTGTATATGTTAGTAAGAGAGAAGTCTCCTGCTTTCTTCCTACTAAAAGCCATAAACTCTTGTAATTTACTTGAGTACATGTCTCCTGCACCAGGTATCCCAGTCATCTGAGTAGCACCTACGTATTGGAAAATATCTCCTAGTGCTGATAATATTCCTCCTAACATTATATTCCTAACTCCTTTTCTGTAATGATCATGAACTTATATCCGTTATCTTCACAAACTTCCTCAGCTGCGTTCCATTTAGCTTTGTTGACAGCCCAAGTTAGAACTTCACTAACATATCTCTTAGTGATTTTCTTTTGAGTCTTAGGTTCTTTGGTTTGTTTAAATGGTTTTACTTCAACCATATACTTTTTACCTTTGATTTTGACATAGAAGTCTGGATAATACTTGTGTCTTTTACCATCAACAGGACTTACATAAGGAATAACGATCTCCTCACTACCCCATTCTTGTACCGAAGAATTCTGTTGGTCACACCAAAGCATGAACTTATGTTCCCAAGATGAACGGTAAACAATGTTGCGAGGATCACCTTTATACTTATTTGGATTACGTGGAATGTATTTTCCTTGTCTAAACCTCATAAATACATATGATACAAGTAATATTATTTAGGCAAAAACTTGAGCATTTATAGATATCCAGAAAAACCACCCGCACAAGATACAGGTTACGGTTTAGCAGACGCTGAAACTGGTGCTATCGACTACCTTATGCTACGTAGAGAAAGATTTGACTATGATGCCACAAATGTACCTGCATTTTATAATAGAGAGATACCTGGTAATAGAGCAACTGTAGTACAACATCCAGATAGATGCTATATTGCGATACCACCTGGCATTCAGACATCTTATGGTCCTGCATATAGAAGAGCAGACATTGGTGTTGCAGGTGTGACGGCAACAGGTATGTTGAATGGAAATGACAATGATTTTACAGACCTAGCAAAAACTTTACAAGATGCTGCAGGTGCTGCACTACCTGAGTTTTCTACCAACATGGTATTACAAATGGTAAACGGATTCAATAACTTTGTAGGATTACAAGGTAATTTGGATCTTAATGCTATTGAAAATCTACAACAAGGTAGAATATTCAACCCATATAGTGAGCAAATATTTCAAGGTATGAGTTTTAGAACACATAACTTTGCATTCAAATTCTTTGCTCGTGATGCACAAGAATCAAAAACTATACAATCTATTATAGATTATGTGAAGATTGGATCATTACCAAGAGTTCGTTCTGGTGATATGGGTAAAAGTTATTCTAATAACCAAGAAACATTCTCTATCAAAGGTAATGATAAGGTAGATGATGTAAATAGAAAAGATGGATATAAAAATCTATGGCAAGATGACTTCTTCAAGAAATATAATGAGGGTTATGCAAGAAACAATAGATTCTTTGAGATACCTGATAGATTTCAATTAAGATTTGTCCGTTTTGGTGCAAACGCTACAGGAGGAATGAACAATCTAGGTGAAAGCACAAGAAGAGATCTGATGTTCAAGATTTATCCTTCAGTTTGTACTGGTATATCTGTAAACTACACACCAGACAATCAGTATGTTGCGTTGAAGCAACCTCAATCTGATGGAATTTCAGTTCCTGCAGTAATTTTACAACTTAGTTTTACTGAGACAAGACTATTAACCGAAAATGACGTAGCAGTGGGGTACTAATGCAATACTTTTCTTTACTTCCAAATGTATTTGTTGGCGAGGGCATCACAGATGATGAACCCTATAGATATCGTCTGGTTAAAAACCTTTTTAGACGTACCAAGATTAGAGAAGACTTAGATCAATACATTACACTACTAGAAACAAGAATTATTCCTGATGGAATGAGACCAGAAGAGGTAGCATTACAAGCTTTGGGTAGTCCATACTTAGATTGGATCTTGCTAATGGTAAATGAGATTACTGATGTATATGAACAGTGGCCAAGAAGTGAGGAAAGATTACTTAATTATGTCCAAAACAAATATGATTTACCTGATGCTGTACATCACTATGAAACTGTAGAAGCAAAGTATAATAATGTTGTAGTAGTAAAGCAAGGTATAACAGTTAACGGTGACTGGAGAACTGTATTACCTGATGGTACTACACTAGGAGAGGAACAATCAATATATCCTGTGTCAAATTATGAGAATGAAAGATATATTAATGACAAGAAAGCAATACTTAAAATACCTACCAATGCTGTTGTTCAATTTATTTTATCTGAATTTGAAGAATTAATCGCATATCAACCACATAAAGAATTAGATAAAGAAGGTAATAAGAAAACAGAATTAAGTGCTGCAGCAAGATTCCTAGAAAGTTCTGGTTATGTCACTGGTAGTGTTAACCTAGCAACAAATATGGGAACTGTTACTTCATTTGATAACGGTCCTACTACAACAAGTGCTAATGTCGGAGTTGTCACCTCTACTTCTACCACAGATACTACTACAACTACTACACCAGTAGGAACAGGAACTCAGGCAGCAGAAACTAATACATCATCAAGCACCAGTAGCAGTTCTTCTTCTAGTTCTTCATCAAGTAGCAGTAGTTCTTCATCATCAAGTTCTAGTTCATCTAGTTCCTCATCAAGTTCCTCATCAAGTTCTAGTGGAGGATACTACGGAGGATACTAAAAAAACCCTTAAGAGGGCATTTTTTGGCGGGATTTTTTTTGCGATATTTTGGTAACTATTATATGTTTTCCCCTACGTAGGCAGGTATATCTCCATCATCGTCATCATCTTCTTCTTCTTCAGCACTAAAAACTAATAACTCTTCACCATATTTTATACCTTCCATTTCTGGATGAGGTGCAGGGACTTTGTATGTTCTCATAACATCACCATATGATCTTGTTGGTGTGTTATTAAATGCCTCTATGGTAGACCCCATCATCTTCAACATGTATGCAAACGTTGCTGCAAATAACATTACAAAAAATATCAAATATATAAAAACTAACGTGTCATTCATTTCCCTTTACGTTCTGGATTGATGTACTACTCTTAGTTCTATTTATTATGGTAATGAACCTATCAGCAGCAAATGTTCCTGCAAGATTGACATCAATCTCATCACCATCCTCCCAGTTAAGATCACCATTCATTTTAGTGTGCTCAAATGCTTTTTGTATCTTGTCAATAATTTCTTGTGTTAATTTCATATCAATATGTTTAAATTGTGAAAGGTGAATTGATTTCATTTCTTTTTCTTTGGATAATATTGGAAACCATCTGTTTTTTCTACGAGATCAGAAAGTTTAAACGTAATCATTTTATCCCAAGGAGTGCCATCTTGATCCATGAGAACTGCTGCTTTCTTTCCTTGTATTCTTTGAACACACCCAACGTATCCTCTGTAGATAGAATTTTCATCTATCACTTTAACTGTAGTACCTGGTAGAATCATAATTAATCTTCGTGGTCATCCCATTGATCTATTAGATCTTTGTTGTTGAAGAATGCTTTATATATTCCATACCCTGATAGTAATACTAAAATTACTAAGAGTGATATACCAAACGTTTGATTTGGGTCAGCGTTATAATGTGGTATCAGTGCATCGCATTTAGTCCACGTACCTGGTAAGGTATACACAGGGGGACATGATAAAAATAAATTCATCGTTTAAATAATTTTTGAATTGGTACTTGTTTTAGTTTATCTAGTACATCAACTTCTACTTTGTCAACAATTCTGTCAAGAACATCAATATCAATTTCCATGAATGGTGGAATGATACCTAACAATCTTAGCAAACCGTCTACAAATAGTGCAAGTGCTGTAAACCCTAGAATCATAGAGATAACTGTTGCATCTCTATTGTGCTTACGCATAGACTCTTCATCAATCTCTCTTGCTTGTGCTACTGCTATACGAACTGCATGATCTATCATCCTATCTACTTCTTGTTTAGTATAGGCTACTTTTTTTATCCTATCTTCCGTCATCAAACCTCCTATGTCTGTAAGGGGGAACTCTTTTATTAACGTCTTTACCATTTATCCTCCATCTAATGCACATCCTATTGTTGCACCACCAATAATACCTGCAGGGATTGCCCACCACCTGCCTTTACCTTGGGAACCATAACCTGCTAATCCACCACCCATGAGTGCACCTATAACTGACCCATCAGAGCAATCATTGTCATCATGATGATAAACATGTTCTTGAACTCTTACAGGTTCTCTGTAGACTCTTGTAGTGCCGTCACAAGGGACTTCTATTGTGTCTGTCCAACTCTTTACATAACCAGGACTATCCATTGTACCAGGTACATACTCTTCTCTGTACTCTGTTTTTGTACATGTTCTAGTGAGTGAATATCCTTCTTGATATTCGTTAGCAATAGCAGAAACAGGAGTTAGTGCGATTACTGAGGCAAGAAATACTTTCATTTGTTTAATTACTATGTTTATAGTATAGCAAAAAAGGGAGCATTGTACACTCCCCTTGTGCCAGTTTATAAAGTGAACCTAATCTTCTTCTGCTAATCTAGAGAAGTATGATAAAGTATCCTCTTCATCTTG